ACTTAGCTTTTGCTTATGTTAAACGACCCTATTATAATGAAAACCGTATTGTATGCATGAGTGAATATTTGTTTGATGTTCAGCAAAAAAATAGATTGGCGCAAAAAGGGTTATTAAAAAGATTTACAATTGATTGTTATGGAGAACAATTAACGATGGAGAAAATGCGAGCAGATAAATCAGATAAATATAAAGAGTTAAAAGACAAGAAAAATTCAAAGGAGTTTGATTGGTATTTTTTACGATATATTCCAGCACAAGCCAATAATTTTAAAAATATAAAGGATAAATCAACAAAGAAAATGACAACCGTAAACGGTAAGAAACCCACAAACTCTAAGAAAACCGTAAAGAAAGGAAAACGAAAGGCAAGGAAAACAAGAAAATCTACTAATAAACGCCCCACACTTCTCTCCCTTTTTAAATAAACAATCCCCCACAATCTTGTGATAAATTTTATAATAGATATCTTATAAAATTTACTTATTTGTTATTGATGATTGCCGTGCACATGTTATTTCATTACAACACACTTAAATGATTTGACAGCGAGTTTAATCCATAAAACATAATTCCAAACAATGATGTTTGAACTAAATAACCACTTAAAGTGTGGAACCCGTCTTTATTAAATAAAGATGGGAAATTCCTAATAAATATCTTTTGAATATACGGCAATTGCATTAAAAAGTATAAAACCATTCCTAATATAGGTGTTTGAAACTCATCATATACTTGTTCAACTCTAGCGGTATTATTTTCCTTTTGTTTTGATTGTTTTACTAAATCTTCGAAAGTGTCATCATCATCAATATAGTTTTTCAACTTTTCATCTACTTCAGGTATATGATTTATTTTAACATTAGGATCAAAACTAACTTGTGAATTTTGGTTGGGAATATGTTTACTTGGAAGTCCAGTTAATTGACTCGCACTTGCTTCTTGTAAACCACTTACGATTTGACTAATAGATTCTTTAGAAAGTTCTGTAATAACATTTTTATTATCATTGGTTTCATTTACAGTCATTTTAACATTTTCAGAAGGGTTTAATTCATTAGGCAAATTATTGATATCACTGGTTGATGCTGAAGATTCCATTTTATACATTAATAATAGTAACTAAATGTATAAAATACGCATTTACAAATATTAATTATTCAAATTCTACATAATCGGTATTGTCTTTACATTGTATAGCGGATGGTTTGTATTTATAACATTTATTATCAAATTTATATGTTTTACCCTCGATTTTATCAATGGTAGGAGCTTTAAATACTAAACAATTTCTGTCATTGCAAACTTTTCTAAATAATGTCGACAATCCTAATCCTAATAATATAGATATGATTACTTTTCCAAAATCACTATATATAAGTCGTCTTAAATACATATATAATTTATAAATAATATATAATTTCACAAATAATATATAATTTCACATACACATACACCTAAACATACACCTAAACATACAAATATTACCTATTGAACTTTATATTCTTCGATGTCTTTTGAGTTTGTAGGGCATTGTGTCATTTCTTTTTCAAATTTAAAACAGTTATCTGCTTTGTCTTTGTATAACAATTTATTTGTATTGGAAGGATTGGGGTAAACATAAATAATTCTTTTTTTTGGTGTCAAAACATATGATAAAAATAACCCAGCAAACAACGCTAACAAAAACACCTTTATATCAATAAATTTGGATAGTGTCATTATATATTATTATTTAGATTGTTATTTTTATTGGATGGTTATTTTATTTTGGATGGTTCTTTTTGCTTACATTGGTTAATTAACATTAATAAACATTTTTAACTATTTCAAACGGTGATATTAATACTTCTTTATTTTCTATAGAGGTTTGTTTAAAACTAAAAGTGCTTTTATATATATCTTTTGCAATCTTCTCTTTTTCAATGTTAACCTCTTGATATTTAATTTCCCGCCTTTTATCAAATAAAGTAGTTAAATTTTTAGTAAACTGACTAAAAACATCCATTAAATCAGTATCACGATTCGTTTCTTTATACTTTTTCATGGACTTATTATACTTGCTTAGTGTTTCCTCTATTTCTTTGTTAATATATTCTAATGCTTCTGTTCTATTATATGAATTTTCATATTCATCACCATCGACACCATCTTGGCCTTTTGTTTTAGACTTAATAACAAATGTATTATTTTTTTCGTCATATGTGTTGCGTAATTTATCTAATTTGCCATTCAGTTTTATTAAATTGTCTTTTAACTTTTCAAACTTACTAACCACATAATCTTCGTCTTTTAAATTAAACAATAAATCTAGCTTTAGTTTTATAATATCCGCTTTTATGAATTCTAATTTATCATGCAATTCTTTTACCAAATCATCATATGATTTATAATTAGCAAGTTTAATATTAATATCTAAATCACAAGGTGTATTAGAAGCACATTTTGCTATTAAATATACTTGTTTTTTTCCATTTTCCCTTTCTACTACTCTTTCAAATGTTGTTCCACCTTTTTTTCTACATTTTACACATTTAATTTTTGTTTTAACATCACCGCCATCTTTAAGTATTTTTTTTACTTTCTCACTATATTTCTCCTTTTTACTATAATAATTATTTAATGCTTCTGTGTATTTTGTAATAGCACTCATTTATTATTAAATGTTATAAAAATTTTTATGAAGTTTCACAAAATCACTTTCAAATTTAGGAAGGTTTGTGATAATTTCATTTCTATCTTTCAACTTTTTATCTGATAATGCTTTCATTTTATTTAATATGTAATATTTTTTTAACCGCTCCTTATGTTTTAAATCTTCTAAAGTTGGTTTATGTTTCCACTTATAGTAGAGTATTCCTCCAATAATAAAACAAAAAATTAAAAATAAAGTAACATTTATGTTTATTTTATCCATGTATTGTTTTTTGTTTCTACTATTTTTCAGAGTTTCACTTAAAAAATACCGAACGCCAGGTTCTATTAGTGACGCCTTTTGTGTATTCATTAATATATAATTATTAATAAATAATAATAGAAAAGAAAACAAATTAACAAATAAATAAACAAACAAATTAACAAACAAAGAAAGCGTAAAATAATATTGTATAAATAATATATAATATATAACGATGATTATGATTTTATCAGTTCATGTATTTATAATTGTATTGTATTTTGCTTTCAGGTATTATACACAAAAAATAAATACTTATACGACCAGTATGATGTTGCCAAAATCTAACATCACAAAATACATAACAATGCCGATTATTTTAATAATAATGTTTTTAATACAAGGATTTAGTAATAGACAGTTATTGTCTAAAAAATGCAATGTTGAAATGATCCAAACAGCATTGATGACATCTGGTATAATCATGTTTTTTGTATTTGGTTTAATCATTGGATTAATAGAAGCATTTCCAATTTTAAAACGACCATTTGATAATACATTTGGTTATTTTTTATGTGGTATGGATGTAGAAACCCTAAAAACAGTAGTAAATAAAATCTATATTCCAAGTGTTAGAAATGATGATACCAATGTATTAGAAAGTATCATTAGAGACGAATCATTACAGATAAACACTGTAAACCCAAACAATTTTCAAATGAAAATGTTGGAATTAAAAATACCAGAAAAAAACAATAATATAGTTATGAAATATTACAATTTAATATTAAGAAAGGATTTAATAGGTTCATTTGTTTTGTATATTTTAGCAATAGGGTTGGCTGTAATTATTAATCAAGAAACCATTAATAACATTCAGTGTAAAAAAACAGATGAAGACATCATTAAAAGTTTAGATTCAATTAATTTAGAATAACCCTTAAAAAATAGCCTTTAAAAAATAACCCCAAAACAGTATAATTTAATATCAATTATTTATAAATGAGTGATGCTATAAATAATTCCAAAGATTTTCTAGCCGACACAATTAATTCACAAGAAGGCATTAAAATTAAACGACCTACAAAAAAAAATGTAAAACAATTTCAAGGTATAAGTAGTGGCGTAATTGGATTTGTATATTTGGTTTTAATTATTATTATTGCTTTTATACGATTTGGTATGACACGCATTAAAACATATACTAAAGATATGTTATTACCAAAAAAAAGCTTTAAACCATATATATTAGTTCCTATACTAATTGCCGTGTTTACATTAGTGCAAGGGTTCATTAACTCAAATGTGCTATACGCACGATGTGATAATGCGATGTATATCGAGTCATTTACAACAGCAGCAACTACTATGACTTTTATTTTTGGAATAATCGGTGCGTTAATTGAAGCATTTACTTCATGGAAGCGACCTTTTACAAACACATTTGGTAACTTATTTGCGTCATTTGGTAAAAAATTAAAAGACGATGTAGCCACCCAATTGTTTGTGCCAACATTTAAAAAAACAGACACGCAATTAAGTGAAAAAATAAGAAAAGACATCGATATAATTTTAAGAGAGATCACGCCTTATAACTTCCAAATGTTTATGAATAATTTAAATGTGCCTGTAAATGAAGGAACGAAACCAACCATTATTAAATTTTACAATAAATTATTAAGAAAAGATATAATATCAACTACAGTGTGGTATATATTAACTATTATTTTGGTTACAACAATTAATATGAATACAATACTTGGTATGCCTTGTGATAGTCCAATTAAAATTTAGGCAAAGTTAGGTAATATAATATAAATAAGTAGCATAATATTGCTAAAAATATTGTAATAAGCCATATAGGCAATACTGTTTTTTTTCTAGAAGCCAATCCAAATTGTCTTAAAGAACCATCTTTTCCATAAATAATAGATGGTTTGGCTATTTGTATAACAATAAATAAAATAACAAATAGAACAATAGATACAGATGTTATATTTTGTCTGATAAATAGGCGAATCATTATTATATATATACTATTAATTTAATATTTTAAATAAGAAAATGTAAAAATAAGAAATTTTACTATGAACCGGCCTAAAAATATATTTTTTACACATAAAAATATATTTTTATTTTTATTTTATTTTTATTTAATTAATAACCTTCATCACCATCCATATCACCAAAATCATCATCTTCTCCCATCATCATCATATCCTCCATTTGCTCTTCATTGGCTATTCTATTTTCTTCATTTTCATATGCGGCTTCATCATCTTGAGCCAGTTGAGTTTGCGTAGTTTCACTTTGTTCTCTACTAACTTGCTGATCTGATTGTTCTAATGCTTTTGCTAATTCATCTTCTATTTCTAGATCATATTGTTTTTTGTTATAAATATACAACGATTTAGTTTGACCCAAATTCCACTTACCTAATTTTGCATTTTTCATGTAATCTTCTGACTTACGATCTTCTTTACTCATATTTTTAAATGTCTCGACTATATTCGTTTTTTCCTGTTCTTTGACATTTAATACCTTATTTTGTATGTCTTCCATTGATAAGTTAATAGTGGATTTTTGATAAATAAGTGTTTCCAATATAACATTGACAATTTCACCAACTTGGTTTTGAAGTTCTATATCTTCATCTTCTTCACCTTCTTCATCAAGACGGTTTGTTATATTTAAATAGTTATTTAATGCCTTCAATATTAAGTTTTTATACAACAAAATCGTAATTGTATTATTAAATACACTTTTCTTTGTTTCATTATAGCCAATAATATCCGAATAAACCGGTATGTATTTTGAAAATTCATATAGCATGTTGTTTTTCTCCACAACAGTTTTTAAATATTCATTTAAATGACTATCATCTCCAAACCTAGAAAAACTCCCCAGTTCCTTTTGTATTATCTCTCCCAATTTTTTGTTATGATAGTCGCTGAGTTTCCAATGTTTGGGCATTGTTTTAGACACCTCAACAAATGTCACCCCGCCAAGAATAAGTTGTGGATACTTTAGACAAACATTAAATAATGTATTTTTCAAGTAATTTAATGAAAATAAACTGGTTTCATCATCGCTTGTTAAATATTCGCCTCCGTCACGACTCTTAAATGTTTCCATATTCATAATAAAATCAGTTATGTTACGACCAGCCGTGGTAGCACTTATGTTATCAGACATATTTTCATATAATTCCGTGTTTTTAGCTTTCAATGATAAAATAAAATCATTTACGCCATCATCCATGTCTTCGGTATAAACTAAATCAAAACTATCTAAAATGTTTTTTTGCAGTAAACTAACAATGTCTTTGTCTAAAATTTCAGCGTTATTTATTAATTTATCTTCAAATAACTTTTTAGGGGAATCAATGTCATTTTTATATCCTTGACTAATAACATTTCTTTTAGATATAATATGAATCAGTTCTATTAAACTATCCATTGAATACGCATTTCCATCTTGCTTCATTTTACTTATTTTCTCACTTAAACTATCATACTTTTTAAAACTACTTTCATTATTG